GCCGCTGCTTTCCGCCCAGAGCGTGGACGCGCTCGTGCGGGAGTTCTGGGCGCACCCGGGGTGCGTGGCGCGGCTGGCGTGGCACGGCGAGGCGGGAAGCCCCGTGGTGTTTCCCGGTGCGCTGGCGCCTGCGCTGTGCGCGCTTTCCGGCGACGTGGGCGGCGGCGCGCTGATTCGCCGGGACGCTACGCTCGCGCGCGGCGTGCGCCTGGTAGAGGCGCGGCGTGCCGCGGAGCTTATGGACGTTGACACCCCGGAGGACCTCGCACGCGTGGCGGGGGAGCTGGGGCATCTTGCAAGGTCCTTGTGAGGGGATGATGGCATGGCTGCCGTAACGAAGGTGCTGAGGGGCGGAAGCCTGGTGACGCCTGAGGGCGTGTTCGTGGGTGACGTGGTGCTTGAGGGCCCACGCATCGCGGACGTGGTGCCGGGCGGCCTGGACGCGGCGCAGCTGGACGGCTGCGAGGTGTTCGATGTGGCCGGGTGCTGGGTGTTCCCGGGCTTTATAGACGCGCACACGCACCTGCAGTGCTGGACCGGAATGGATTGGACGGCGGACAGCTTCGAGACGGGCACGCGCGCGGCTGCGTGTGGAGGCACCACCACGATCGTGGACTACGCCACGCAGGACCGCGGCATGACCCTGACGCAGGCGCTGGACGCGTGGCACGAGCGCGCGGACGGCACGTGCACCGCGAACTACGCGTTCCACATGGCGATCGCGGACTGGAACGAGCGCACGCGCCAGGAGGTGGACGCGATGCGCGACGCGGGCATCACCTCGTTCAAGACGTACTTTGCCTACGACCACCTGCGCCTGGACGACGCCCAGACCATGGAGGTGCTCGAGGCGATCAAGCCGTTCGACGGCATCCTGTGCGTGCACTGCGAGAACGGCACCCTGGTGAACGAGCTGCAGCGCCGCGTGTTCGAGCGCGGCATCACGGGGCCGGAGGGCCACCCGCTCAGCCGCCCCGCGGAGTGCGAGGCGGAGGCCATCGGGCGCCTGATGTACCTATCGCGTCTGACGGGTGCCCGCGTGAACGTGGTGCACTGCTCCACGGAGCTGGGGCTTGAGGAGGTGCGCGCCGCCCGCGAGCACGGCGTGCGCGCGATGCTCGAGACGTGCCCGCAGTACCTGCTGCTGGACGACGCCCGCTACCTGGAGCGCGGCGAGGACGGCTTCGCGGGCGCAAAGTACGTGATGAGCCCGCCTTTGCGCAAGCCCACGGACGTGGCGGCGGTGCGCGAGGCGGTGCTCGCCGGCGAGGTTGACCAGATCTCCACGGACCACTGCAGCTTCAACCTGCACGGCCAGAAGGACCGCGGCCGCGCAGACTTCCGCAAGATCCCCAACGGCGGCCCCGGCCTGGAGCACCGTCCCGCGCTGGTGATGACCACGTTCGAAGACGACCTGGGCCCCATGGAGTTCTGCCGGCTGCTTTCGACCGGCGCCGCGCGGGAGTTTGGCATGTACCCGCGCAAGGGCGCGCTCGCGGCGGGCTCCGACGCGGACGTGTGCGTTTGGGACCCGGCGGCTCGCTGGACCATAGGCGCCGCCAACCAGCATCAGGCCGTGGACTATACGCCGTACGAGGGCTTTGAGGCGCACGGACGCGCGCGGCTGGTCTTCGTGAACGGCGAGCTCGCGGCGCGCGACGGCGAGCCCACGGGCGCCGTGCCCGGCACGTACGTGGCGCGCTCGTAGCGAGCGCACGCCGCACGCCGGAGGGGGCCGCAAAGGCCACGAGGGACGTGGGGGCTGCAACCAGGCACCAAGGCTCTTCTCGGCCGCAAGGTCGTGCGAGGGCAGACATACCAAGGGGTGCGCCGCCGCGCGTGGCGCATCGCGATAACTAAAGGAGAAGAACATGAAGAAGGCAATCGTTACCGATAAGGCACCTGCGGCTCTTGGCCCCTACAGCGCGGGCGTGGAGTCGAACGGCTCCATCAACGTGAGCGGTCAGCTGGGCATCGACCCCGCCACCGGCAAGCTTGCGGGCGACGACATCCAGTCCCAGACGCGCCAGAGCCTCACGAACCTGAAGAACATCCTGGCCGCGGCTGGCGCCACCATGGCGGACGTTGTGGAGACCACCGTCCTTTTGGCGGACATCAGCGAGTTTGGCGCCATGAACGAGGTGTACGCCGAGTTCTTCGAGGCTCCGTACCCCGCGCGCGCCGCGTTCCAGGTGGCGGCGCTTCCCGGCGGCGGCAAGGTCGAGATCAAGGCCGTCGCGAGGGTCTAGCGCGAGTCTGGCACACGGGTTTTGGGGCGGCGTCGGCTGTGGCTGGCGCCGCTTTTTTGCATGCGAGGTGCCGTGCCGGCGCGGAAATCGACACCGCAGAACGCGGAAATCGACACCAAGAAGCGCGGAAATCGAAAGTGAAACTCGCGGAAATCGACACCTAAACTCGCGGATTCTGACAAACATGCAGGTAAAACGCTTGTAGATGATGCTGCTATCATGGGTGTGCGGGGACCGCGGCATTCCCGCGGTCGAACCCAAGGGGGGCTGTCCATGGGTGGCATTGCGTTTGAGCAGATGAGGCAGGGCCATTGGCTGATGGCGGCATGCTGCGCGCTGTACCTTACGTGGTGGGCGATATTCTTCTGGCCCAAGGTGTGCGGCGGGTCTGCCCACGGGACGCTCAGGGTCGTGGGCATCGCGGCGATCCTGGGGGCCGTCGTCTGCGGCCTGTTGGGGGCGTCCCGCGTCTGTGGGGGAGCGGCAAGGCTCGCTGCCGCCTGGGCGCCCTGGGGGTTTGCGCTGGGGTCCGCGGCTCTCTACTTTGTGCTGCTTGCGGTGACGCAGCGCGCGTTCCAGCGGCAGCCCACCACGGAGCTCGTGCTCTTCGTGGCATGGCTCGGCATGGAGGCGTTCTGCGCGCTGGCGCTGGGGTGCGCCGGAGAGGCGGGCGCGGCCACGCTGGTGGCTCTTCTCGCCGTGGCGGGCTTTGCCGTGAGCCTTGTGTGCTACGTGCTGTACTACCGGCTGGGCGCGCTGGCCTCGTTCGTGGACGGGTGCGTGCCGCTGGCGCTCATTGGCGTGGTGAGCGCCGTCATCGCGGGCTGCATCGCCGTGGTGGGATAGGTGGTGGGATAGGCCCAGCCCGTCGCGCCCGCCATGGCCGCCGGCCGGATGGACCAGGTTGGCGTCGCGCGCTACGAGAGCTCGACCATGTCCTCGGGGCTCACCGAGGGGCTCATTCCCGCCGCGGTCATGGCCACGATCATCCTGGACGGCGTCTCCCACAGGCTCACGACCGAAGAAGGGGAGAAGGTCTTTCGCCAGAGCCTGTAGGCGCAGCCGTTGGGCGGGGGCGGGCCTGCGCTGATGCCTGCGTGCGCGCCGACCCGCTATTCCGACTGGTGTCGAGCGTGTCGTATGCGTCGGCTCGCGGTGCGGCGCGTGGTTCGCGAGGCTGCGGAACAGTGCGGTGGCCTTGGTCTATATCCCAAGGGCGAGCCGTCCGCCGGATCGTCAGCTCGGGCGGTAGCGTCTCACCGTCTCCTCGACGTTGCTTTTGGAGTATCCGACCCCCCTCTTCGGTCGTCCTCCAGCGCCTTCCTGCAGACCCTCCGTAGCCCAGGCTCATGGCTTACCTCCTCGCACCCATTATCGCCCCTCTTGTGACGGCGTTCGATGATTCGGGCTGCAAGACCCTGGGATTTTAGGAGGTGGCCCGGCATGGCGAGGAGGGCATCTTTGATCTTACTCGTGAGCTTGTCCTGTCGGCGAACAGGAAGACTCCGGCCGAGACCGGGGCGATGGCGGCCGAGGCGCTGACGTTTGCGGACGAGCCCGGCGGCGACCCGTACCGGCACGACGAGCTGATATGGGCGGACGACACGCCGGACGGGAAGCAGTCGATGGCGGTGTGGCGGCGCGAGCTGGGGCTGAGGGTCCGACCGGCGAGGAAGAGCAACATGAGGCGGCTGAGCTATGAGTGGCTGGCGGGGCTGCGGGAGATCGTGATCGACCCGGTGCGGTGCCCGCTGGCCTACGAGGAGTTCCGGCTGAAGGAGTTTGAGCGCGACCGCGACGGGACCTGGGTGGACGAGATGCCGGACGGGAACGACCACAGCATCGACGCGGTGCGCTACGTCATGATGGACGACGTGCTGAGGGGTGCGTAGTTATTGAATCTCAACCTTTATCGGCTCTGGCTTGGGCATGAAGAGCCTGATGGCATTGTGGGCGATTGTGTTCGTCGTCACCGCGTCGAGGCAACCACCCACAATCCCGCCAACTAGCGGCACTGCTTTACCGAGGTTTATCACGCCCTTCTCGCCGAACTTCGTGATGAGACGGAAACCGACGCGCTGGTTGATCTTCGTGAGCGTCGCCCCGGAGACCTTCCCGATGGCGTTCGTCAGCATCTTCTCGCCCACCTTCGTGCCAGTCTGCTTGAGAATGTCAGCGGCCGCATCACCCACGAGGGACAGATAGCAAAGCGTCTGAACCTGATCGGAGTGGACGTCATAGCCGCCCATGTAGGCGATAGCGGCGACCATGCGCAGCTGCACGTAGAGCACGCTCGATAGATTGGCCGGTATTGCCACGGGGAGGGTCAGCAGGCCACCGAGGCCCGTCATGAACCCCGATGTGCCGCACTTGGCTATCTGCCAGTGAACGAGATCATCGGCGGCCTTTCTCGGCGATTCGTGCCTATCGAGGTAATCTGCCGCGAACTCCTCCAAGGGCTTGCTGACCTTGGGCACGCCTTGGAGCACGGCACTGTATATCGCATCGAGCGCCTGAGAGGCTTTCTCGGCGTTTGCCTCGTCCTTATCTTCCTCTTTGCCCTCTGCGCTCATATGGACCCCTTCCCCAAGAAAACGATTTCATAGGAACCATTATCCGTCATGATTCACTTGCTGCCCATAAGGGGACAGGCCTAGAAGATGCACTCCTAGGTGTGGCCGCAACGGCGGCAGCGGAACTCGCTGACCGGGGCCACGTGGGTGCCGTCGAACATGGTCATCGGGGATGAGGGAAGGGGCACGAGGCCCTCGCGCTGCTCTACGTCCGTTGAGCCGCAGTTGGGGCAGCGGTGGCCGTGGGCCGTGTTCGGCTCGTCATGGTGATTGTTGAAGAAGAGGCCCATGATCTTCTCGCCTACGTCCTTCTCGGCTATGCGTTCGTCATTCGAAAGCCCCTTGTCCAGGCCCTCCTTGCCCATGAGGGCGAGCGCCTGTGACCGGGTCGGACGCTTCTCTCACTGAATTGTACGGGCGCGCGAGGAGGTCGCACTTGGACGATCTGGGGCAGGGCGAGTATTGGGTGCCGGAGGGCGTGAGGGCCTATCTGCGCGGGGCTGGCTATTCGACGAGGGCACTGGAGGACATGGAGCCGCATATACGCGAGTGGGATAGCTGGATGCGGGCGGTCGGCGAGTTCTACGACTACAGGGACACCGACGGGTTCGGGCGGGTGTACCAGGTTCATCGCAGGACCATCATGCCCGCCATGCGGGTGTGCCGGGAGTGGGGGTCGCTCCTCCTCGACGAGAAGACGACCGTCGCTTGCGAAGCCCAGGAGTGCACCGACTGGGTCAACTCGTTCCTCTCGTCCATGAACTTCTGGGGCAGGGCACGGGAAACCGTCGTGCGCAGCTTCGGGCTGGGGACGGGCGCGTTCGCGATATGGATGGACACGGGCCGCAAGAGCATCAAAATCAGGTACTACGACGCGCGCATGGTGGTGCCGCTCACCTGGGACTACGAGGGCGTCAAGGAGTGCGCATTCGTCACCCGCGTGTACTCAAAAGGTGGGGTTCTGGACAAGCTGCAGATGCACGTGCTGGGTGATGGTGGCACATATCGGATCCGCACGGTGTGCTTCGACAAGGACGGGCGCGAGGTGAGTGTGCCGGGCGTAGCACCAGAGGTTGAGACGGGGGACGGCCGTCCCGACCTTCGGCATCGTCCGGCCGGCCGTCCCCAACACGCGCGTGGACTTCTAGCCCTATGGCCAGAGCGTGTTCGTCGACGCGGTGGACGCGATGCAGTCGGTGGATCTCGCCTACGACGCGCTCATCAACGAGATAGACGCCGGAAAGATGCGGGTGTTCCTCTCCGATGTCATGTTCGACCAGGAGAAGACGGCCGACGGCAGGCGTGTTCCGATCCCCTTCGGGAAGGGCGACTGCACGGTGTTCCGCAAGGTGATGTCCACCGAGGACACGACCATCGAGTTCGCGCCTGCCCTCCGCACCGAGGCGCAGGGGAAGGCATTCAGGCTGGCGCTGCAGGTCTTGGGCGATCTCGTTGGCCTGGGCGTGGACTACTTCAACACCGACGGCGTCGGGTACGTCAAGACGGCAACCGAGGTGAGCTCAGACAACAGTGCGCTCATGAGGAACATCAGGAAGAACGAGAACAGTCTGCAGGGAGCCCTGGTGGACGTGTCGCGGGTGGTCATGGCCTGCGAGAGGAGCATGGACAGGAGCCTGCCCGAGGGGGGCGACGTGAGCGTCATATATGACGACAGCATCGTGCAGGACACGGCCTCCGAGAAGCAGCAGGACATGGCGGAGGTCGCGGCGGGGCTGATGACCTGCGAGGAGTATCGGCGGCGCTGGTACGGGAACTCCGCGGTTGGCAGCGGCGCGGCTGGGGCCTAGCAGGTTCTGCGAGGTCGTCCGCGCCGACTGTGGCGCTTCCTGGTGCGCGGCGCAGCCGGTTGCGTGCTGGTGTGGGGCGGGCCCCCGCGCCGGGGACGGGCCGCTGGTGGATCTCGGCGGCGTAGCGGTCGCCTGTGAGGCTGCTGAGGCTACGTGAGACCTGTGTGTCAGCTTGCTGCGAGCGTGGCTACCGTGCGGCCGAGTTGGTGCCAGCCGGGTGCGAGCTACGTGGCAGCTTGTGCCAGCCACGTGCGAGCTACGTGCGAGGTTGCCGTGAGCTTGGTGCCAGCCGCTTGCACGGGACGTCTGCCCGCCGCTCATCTCGATTCGGTTTTCGACATCAGCGAGGTCGTAGTCGTCAGTCGGGCGGAACCTCAGAGTTGTCACGCGCTCGGCCGCACCGAACGCGAACTCCGTGAGGTCGCCCTCGCTCGTCTCGCTCACGTAGACGGTGCCGTCCCCATCCTGGCCAAAGACCAGCGTCCTCCTCTCGGCACCATCCTCCATCGTGACCGTCTTCTCGTGCCGCATCTCGCGCTCCTCTCGTCTCGCGATTGTCTTCACCATCGACGGTAGCGGCACCGTTTCCCGTTCGCTCGGAGCGCGTGCGCTCATCACGTGGCACTTGCAAGCGCGCCCCGCCACCACACGACCGACGTCACGGTCCCTTTAGCGCTGCCTGACAGTTCGGCCGGATTGCAGTGGCTTCGGCCGAGCCCACAGTTTTCGGCGAACGCACCGTTCTCTCACAAATCTCGGACAGCAAAGCCGTTTGTCTACCGGTTAATAATAACCAACAGAAAGTTCTTGACCTGACTTTGAAGTATGGTTATGCTTAACCACAATGAACAGGTTATTGATAACCAGGAGGTAACTTTGGTACTCACCGACGCACAGACCAGCCGCACCATGATCGCGAAGGACCTCGACCACATCGAGCCGATGGCCGACATCGGAGTCGACGCCAACCTCGCGGCATACGCCGCCCTCCTCATGATCGAGGCCGGCGTAGACAGGGGCGGCGCCACGCACGAGGACTACGACACCGTCGCAGACGACCACCAGCTCGACCCCATCCTGCGGGACCGCTTCCTCACCGACCCCGACAGCTCCTTCGAGAAGGCCACGCTTCACCTTTTCAACGGCTCGTACACGGCCGAGGAATTGCGCGACTTCGTGCTCCACTACGACCTCGACGAGGATCGCTCGTTCTCCTCGCACGGGGAGTGGACGACCCCGCGCCCGATTCGCGAGCTCGCGCTCGGTATCCTCGACTGCCATGACGGGGAGATGCTCTTCGACGAGTGCTGTGGCGCCGGGGCCTTCCTCACCGACGCCGTCGAGCGCCAGCCCGGCGTCAGAACGCGTGGCACCGAGCTTAATCAGGTTGCAGCCGCGTTGGCCACGGCCAGGATGGGCCTCCTCGGCGGGGACCGGCCCATCGAGGTCAGCGACGTCTTCCACAGGCCCACGCTCGGCGCCTATGACAAGGTATTCGCAAACCCGCCCTTCGGCATGAGGCTCGCCTTCATGTGCAACGGCAGCGCCGAGTACCTCGAGCACTTCGTGGACGACACCGACCCCATGGGACGCCCGGCGTCCGCCGACTGGCTGTTCGCCCGGCTCGCGTACGACTCCCTCGCGGAGGGCGGCACTGCCGTGTGCGTCGTCACCAACGGCGCGCTCGGGAACGGCGGCGACAAGCGGGCACGGCGCTATTTCGTCGACAACGGGATGCTCCGCGCCGTGGTGGCGCTGCCGACCAAGCTCTTCCGCTCGACCGCCATCGGCTGCGCCCTGCTCGTGCTCGGCCGCAACGATGGGCCCGTCCGGATGGTGGACGCCTCAGACCTCGCCGATGAGGGACGCCGCTGGAACACGCTCTCCCCCCAGGCGGTCGAGGAGATCCTCGGCAGGCTCGAGGAGGACGGCAGCATGAGCCGTCTCGCAGCACGCGAGGACATCGCCGCGCGCGGCTACAGCCTCTACGCGTGCCGCTATCTCGGACAGGCCCCCGACCTTGTGAACCCAATGCCGCTCGGCAAGCTCGCGCTCGACATCGAGCGCGGGGCCAGCTTCCGCGCGAAGGAGCTCGACTCGCTCGCCGTCGACGAGGACACCGGCTTCTGCTACGTGCGGCTCTCCGACATCGAGGACGGCACGATCTCGAGCGACCTGCCGAACCTCTCCGGGCTGGACGAGAAGACGCGGAAGCAGTGGCTCCGTACCAGCGACCTCGTCATCTCGAAGAACGGAGCGCCCTTCAAGGTCGCCGTCGCGGACGTGCCCGAGGGCAGGACCATCCTGGCCAACGGCAACCTCTACGTCATCCGCCTGGACACCGACCTCGTGGACCCCTACTTCGTGGCCGCCTTCCTCGCGAGCGAGGACGGCAAGCGCAGCCTGGAGCAGATGGTCGTCGGGACGACCATACCGAACCTGCCCATGGCGAACCTCAGGCAGATACAGATTCCCGTGCCGCCCCTGGACGTGCAGCGTGGCGTAGCGGACGAGTACCGCTCGCGTCTCGACGAGATCGCAGTCCTGAAGATCCGCATCGGCAAGGCGCGCGAGGCGGCGGCGGGCGCCTACGACGAGGCGGTGGCACGTTGAGCGCGCTTTCCGTCGCGGAGCTCGAGGACCTCCGGCAGGCTGTGGCCGAGCGTCTGGAGGACGGGCTCCTCCCGGCGCTCTCGCTCGCCAACCGCACCGGCGAACTGGGAGACCTCCTGCGCCTTCTGGGGATGTCCGACCTCCTGGGCGACGACGGACGGGCGGAGGTCCGCCCGACGAGGGTCCTCGTGCTCGGGCAGAGCATGACGAGCGAGGGAAAGCTGCGCTCCATCGCCAAGAGGCGCGGCTTCCAGGGAAGGGACCTCGAGTTCGTCCTCGAGTACGACGCGCTGAAGCACTTCAACTTCGGCAAGCTGCGCAACTCTATGACCTACCGGGCCATCCTCGTCGGCCCCATGCCGCACAGCACGCCGGGCAAGCGCGACGCCTCCAGCGCCGTGGACGAGATGGAGGCGCATCCGGAGACTTACCCGCGGGTCATCAGACTGCGGGACGCAAGCGGGCTGAAGATCACGAACAACAGCTTCGCGCGGGCGTTGGATGCGCTCGCAAGCTATTAGATAATAAAGGTATTTTAGAAACTGATCAGGGGGCCTCTAATTGACTAACGAGACACAGCTACAGGCAACCACAACACGGCAAGCAACCGAGAAGGCTGCACTTGTATGGAGTATCGCCGACACCCTTCGCGGACTCTATAAACCCGTTGAATACGGGCGCGTGATACTGCCTATGACCATCATCAAGCGCTTCCACGACTGCTTGCTTCCGACACATGAGAAGGTGCTTGAGGCCGCAAAGAAGACCGCGGGCCTCGACGTGCGAGACGGCTTTCTTCGCCGTGCCTCCGGCTACGATTTCTACAATACGTCATCCTTCACTTGGGAGACGCTTCTTGCTGACCCGGACGGCATAGAGGACAACTTCAACAACTACCTCGAAGGCTTCTCCGACAATGTGCAGGATATCCTCTTCCAGTCCGGCATGAAGTTCGACAACGAGATACGCACCATGGCCGACAACGGTGTGCTCTACCAGGTGATAAAAGACTTTGGCGGCATGAAGGGTAACTTCAGTCCCGACAAGGTCACTGAGGTTGAGATGGGTGGCATCTTCGAGAACCTCGTAAGCCGATTCTCCGAGACGGACGACGCAGGAGAGCACTTCACCAGCCGAGATATAGTTTATCTCATGACCGACCTCGTCATCGCAGCAGACCCCCGCGTGTTCAAAGGGGACCATATCCGTCGACTCGTCTACGACGGCTCGATGGGCACCTCGCAGATGCTCAGCTGCATGCGCGAGAGACTTCTCGCGCTTGACTCTGAGGCGGACGTGCAGACCTTCGGTCAGGAGCTCAACCCCTTCACCTTCGCCATCGCAAAGGCCTCGGCGCTCATCCGCGGCGAGGACGCCGACAACATGCGCCGCGGCAACACCTATGACAATGACCAGTTCCCCGGCTACCAGTTCGATTACGTGATTCAGAACCCGCCCTTTGGCATATCGTTTGCCGCACAGCAGGCGGCCATTAAGGCCGAGCATGCCAAAGGCAGCGAGGGACGCTTCCCGTGCGAGCTGCCGGCCGTAGGCGACGGGCAGACGCTCTTCGCGCTCAACGGCCTCGCAAAGCTCAAGGACGAGGGCATCATGGCAATCGTCCAAGACGCCTCGCCGCTCTACAAGGGCAAGCCCGGAAAGGGCGAGGACGACTACCGCCGTTACATCCTGGAAAACGACTGGCTCGACGCAATCGTGCAGCTCTCGACAGACTCCTTCGTTAACACCGGTATCGCCACCTACATCTGGCTCTTCGACAAGGACAAGCCCGAGAGCCACCTGGGCAAAGTGCTCCTCGTGGACGCGAGCAATGCCTTCGTGAAGCGCCGCAAGGGCATCGGCGACAAGAAGAACGACATCACCAAGGTGTGTCGCCACCTTATCACCGAGGCCTACGGCAACTGGGCTGACGGCACTTACGACAGCACCGCCGAGGACGGCTCAGCCGTAAGTGTCGAGGCCAAGCTCTTCGATTCGATGGAGTTCGGCTTCGACCGCATCACCGTATACATGCCCGAGCGCAATGCGGATGGCGCCATCATTCGGGACAGGAGGGGAAAGCCCATCGCCAAGGCGGACGAAAACGGCAAGAAAATTACCGACACCGAGGATGTATCTCTTGACGAGGACATCGACGCCTACATGAAGCGCGAGGTGGAGCCTTACAGTCCAGGCGCTTGGTACGACAAAAAGAAGATGCGACGCGGTTACACTATTCCCTTCACTCGCGCGTTCTACAAGTACAAGGAGCTGGAGCCGGCCGACGAAATAGCAAAGCGAATTGTGGAGCACGAGCAGACCCTCGAGACGAGTCTTGGGACGCTGTTCGGTGAGGGACGGTAACTATGGTAAGGAAAATGAAAGACAGCGGTGTGAAATGGCTGGGCCTTCTGCCAGCAAACTGGCAAGTTGACCACTATGGCAGCCTATTCTCTTTGAGGAATGAAAAAGTTTCGGACAAGGATTACCCCCCACTTTCCGTAACTATGCAGGGTATAGTTCCTCAGCTATCTCATGTTGCTAAAAGTGATGACCACACCAATAGAAAGCTGGCCCTTCAGGGAGACTTTGTCATCAACAGCCGCTCCGATCGCCGAAACTCCTGTGGTTTTACTCAGAAGGATGGCTCAGTTTCTCTCATTAATACTGTTTGTGTCCCCCGTATGCCTATGGATTCACGATACTTCGAATACCTTTTTGATACTTCGCTTTGGGCTGACGAATTCTATGCGTGGGGCCATGGGATTGTTTCAGATCTCTGGACTACTAGCTGGAATGAAATGAAGAGTATCGCTGTGCCAGTTCCTCCAGTGAACGACCAGAAACTCATCGCGGACTACCTTGATCTCAAATGTACCGAAATCAATTCGGCCATTCGCAGTGCTGTGAAGACCATTGAAGATCTAAACGACTACAAGACATCAACTATTGTCGAAGCAATCATGTCATGTGGAACCCCCAATGTGAAGCTAAATCTCTTTTCCGATGCTGTCTTGGGTAAGATGCTCGACAGCTCAAAGCAATTAGGTACTAATCTTCATCCCTATTTGGCAAACAAGAACGTCCGTTGGTTTTCTCTTGATACAAGCAATCTTCCGGTAATGGACTTTCCGGAGGCTGACGCATCAAAACGTTATGGCATTCAGGATGGCGACATTCTCGTTTGCGAAGGAGGGGAAGTAGGGCGCTGCTGTGTGTGGAGAGGATCTAGTCCATCTTTTTATTTTCAGAAAGCAATTCATAGGGTTCGTGTAGATAAAAAGATGGCGCTGCCAGAATTCATTGCATACCAAATGTATGCAAAGGCAAAGACGACTAGTTTCGTTGAAGTCCGCAAGGGGCAGTCAACTTTTAGCCATCTGACTGGGGACCAGCTAAAAGAGCTGCGCTTTTCCCTGCCGCCAATTTCGAAACAGCGAGCGACAGCGGCGTCTTTGGACCGCATGCGGTTATCCGTTGACCGGGTCATCGCACAAAAGCAGTCAATCATCAACGACCTCAAGGCCTACAAGCAGTCCCTCATCTACGAAGTTGTAACCGGCAAGCGAGAGGTGTAGTCCATGGCAACCGATACGAAGGAGCGCAACCTGGAGGAGGACATTGAGGCATACCTCACCTCAGAAGGGGGCGGCTGGCTCAAGGCAACAGATAAGCAATCGTTCACCTACGTGGAGGATGGCACCTATCAGGTCCATGACCGCCATGGCTACTCCGACATGCCTGGGCGCGGCGTTGACATCATGACCCTCGTGAACTACGTGCAGACCACGCAGCCGAAGACCTGGAAGATATTCGAGGGCCGCTGCAAGACCGCCGACCCCGCCAAGATGTTCTTCAAGGCCTTCCAGGATGCCGTCAACGTGAACGGCATCCTCCACGTGCTGAAACATGGCTTCAAGCATCGCGGGCTCAAGTTCAAGGTCGTGGAGTTCAAGCCCGAGTCTCGCCTGAATCCGAAGACACAAGAGCTGTACAAGAAGAACTGTCTCCGCTGCATCCGGCAGTTCCATTACTCCGCCACGGACACGTGCAACACCGTGGACATCGTCCTCGACGTGAACGGCATTCCCCTTGTGGCGCTTGAGCTCAAGGACCAGTTCACGGGGCAGACCTACGGGGATGCCATCGTCCAATGGAAGGCCGACCGCGACCCACATGAGGAAGCCTTCCGCTTCGACTCGCGCATCGTTGCTTTCTTCGCCGTTGATCTCTCGGAGGCATGGCTCGCCACCGAGCTGAAAGGTCTCGACACCCACTTCATCCCCTATAACCAGGGGTCTAACGGTCCTGGCGTTGATGGGGGCGCCGGCAATCCTCCCAACCCCCATGGCTACCAGACAAGCTATCTATGGGAGAACGTGCTGCAGGCTGACTCACTTCTCGACATCCTCAATCGCTACGAGCACGTGGAGGAAAAGCAGGAGACATACATCGACGCCAACGGTGCCGAGCAGTCCAAGACCGTCCGACATATCATCTTCCCGCGCTACCACCAACTCGACGTCGTCCGCATGATCACCCTGGACGTGCTCTCCAAGGGACCGGGCCGCAGTTATCTCGTGCAGCACAGTGCGGGATCCGGGAAGTCGAACTCGATCGCATGGTGCGCCTACCAGCTCTCCACGATGTTCGACGCCAACGACAGACCCATGTTCGACTCCGTGGTCATCGTGACCGACCGCACGATACTCGACCGCCAGCTGCAGGAGACCATCAGCGGGCTCGACCACCAGAGGGGCCAGGTCACCGTCATCGATGACAAGTGCACCTCGAAGGACCTGCGCGATGCCCTCAACTCCGGCGCGAAGCTCATCGTCTCGACGCTGCAGAAGTACTCTATGATCTTCGAGGAGGTTCAGTCGGCCGGCAAGAAGTTCTGCGTCATCGTTGACGAGGCTCACAGCTCCCAGACGGGCAGTCACGCCATCCACCTCAAGGAGGCGCTGGCAGACCCCACCGAGGCACTGAAGGAGTTCGCCGACTACGAGGAGCAGTGGGAGGGCGAGAGCGACGAGGTACGCGACGGCATGCTCAGGCAGATGGCCGCGCAGGGCAGGCACGACAACATCACCTTCCTCGCCTTTACCGCGACTCCCAAGAAACAGACGCTCGAGCTCTTCGGTGAGGAGATGTCTGACGGCTCGTACGTCCCCTTCCACGTATACAGCATGAGGCAGGCCATAGAAGAGGGCTTCATCCTCGACCCTCTGGCCAACTACGTGACCTACGAGGAGGCGCTGCAGATCGCGAAGTCCATACCGGACAATCCCGACGTCCCCACATCCCCGACGATGAAGCTCCTCCGGAAGTACACTGAGCTTCATCCCTACGCCATCGGCCAGAAGGCCCGCATCATCGTCGAGACGTACCGCGAGATAACGAGCAAGAAGATTGGCGGGCGCGGCAAGATGATGGTGGTGACGAGCTCCCGGCTCGCCGCGGTTCGCTACCAGCACGCCATCAAGGAGTACCTGGAATCGCAGAGGTACGACGGGATTGAGGTTCTTGTCGCCTTCTCCGGCGAGCTGCAGGATCCGGTCGATGGTCCAGACGGACCTGAATATACCGAGCCAGGGCTCAACGTGGGGCACGACGGGGCCCACGTCAAGGAGTCCCAGACCAAGAAGGAGTTCCACAACTGGGGCGCGATCCTCGTGGTGGCTGAGAAGTACCAGACGGGGTTCGATGAGCCGTTGCTCCACACGCTCGTCATCGACAAACGCCTGCGCGACGTGAAGGCCGTGCAGACAATCTGCCGCATCGACCGCACCTGCCGGGGCAAGGTCGACACGCTCGTCATCGACTTCGCGAACACCCGTGAGGACATCCTCAAGGCCTTCCAGCCCTACTACACCGAGACCGATCTCACGGAACCCATCAACACGGACAAGATCTACGGCCTGCTCGACGAGATTCATCGTTATGGCGTGTACGACGAGGATGACTGCGAGAAGATCGCCGCCCTGGAATTTGGCCACGACCGCAAGAACGTCCAGGGCAAGATCAAGTCGCTGCTGACTCCCTGCGCCAAGCGGTACAACGAGCTCTCGGAAGAGGACCGCTACCAGTTCAGGCGCAAGGTACGAAGCTTCATTAAGTGGTATGGCTACGTAACACAGATCGTGCGCATGTTCGACCGAGACATGCACAAGGACTATGTGCTCCTGTCGTACCTCTCCCACCTTCTGAGCGCGGACAAGATCAACGTCGAGGCCATCGACGACAAGGTCCGGATGGACTACTACAAGCTCACCGAAACCTACCGGGGCGCCATCGAGCTCGAGGACAAGCCTGGCGAGCTCAGGCAGAACGACAAGAGGGCACAGAGCAAGCTCGACAAGAGGAAGGACCCGCTCTCCGAGCTGGTCGCCAAGATTAACGAGGAGTACACGGGCAACTTCACCGACGACGACCGAGTGGTCGTCGATGCCCTGTATCGCAGGCTTGCGAAGAACTCCCGCGTGCGGGAGAGCCTCGACCATGACGGGGAGACCGTCTTCACTGACAGCACCTTCCCCAAGATCTTCGGCGCCGAGGCCATGGACGCCTATATGGGGAGCCAGGACGCCTTCGCCTCCATGTTCCGGGACAGGGAAAAGTACGAGGCCATCATGAAGGCAATTGGCGAGATGCTCATCAGACAGGCACGTCGCGGCTGGAACGAGGGCGACAATTCTGATTTCGATAGCGAGTAGGGAGACGGATGCCCAAGAGCCAAATCATCATCGACGCCGTTAACGGTGACGTGCCCATAGAGAAATCCCTCAAGAGGCTTCAAGTGCTTGCGCATGACGTGCATAACGAGGAGCTTGAGAGGTGGGCGGAGAATGAGCTGACGGGATACCTGGGGACTGATGAAGTTCCAGATTACCGCAGGACGAAAAGCCTGAACATTACTTACTCAGGATTCAATCTGATGGTTCAAGTCAATAACGTCCCACTTCCTGTTGGATGTTTAAGCAGCGACACGCTTGGCGAGATTGCCGACGTTCCAATCAGAGAGGATATTCTTTCCGTCCAGAAGCTCTCCGAGGCGGAACCCGGCGGATATCGCGACCTCTCGTTTCTTGCCGGCGAGGTGCTTAAGAAGTCCGGCAGCATACAATGCGTGAGTATCCGTCAACTCATTCCCTCTTCCGCCTATGGCAAAGTCCTTGCAGAGGTAAACAACCGCATCATCAAGGCGCTGATGATGCTTGAGGATCAACACGGCAAGCTCGACAAGCTCGGCATTAAGGTAGATGCCTCAAAGACAGTGCAAGGCAATGTTGCCATCAATGAGACCCTTGGCCTTCCCGTTCAGATTGTCGAAAAGGAATCTTGGACTTCTAAGGTTGCATGGAACATCATCATCCCCATTATTACGGGCATCGTAGGCACCGTTTTGGGATCATTGGCGACCATCTGTATGGGCTTGGGTTAATGATGCCCGAACGCTTGCAGCATCTTTGAAGACGTAGATGATTGGCCAGCTTATTAGTAAGGTCTTATGAAATGGATAACAAGCCTGAACGAGTCCTTCTTTCGAAGGACATCTATGCAATTCTCGACGGCGATGCCGTCTTTCCTATAAGTGGAGACGACAAGGCCAGCATGCCGCACCTTTCTGGTCCGGTGCTTGCGGGTATGGCGCAAGAGTTTGGCATACCGGTAACCTATGACAGCCGCTCTCGATGGCAGTATGTTGACGAGATGCTTAAGCGCGCTATCGATCGAGATAAACTCAGCGACTTCTTTGAGATGTTCTTCAACGGCCCGGCCTTTGCCGTTCATCTTAAGGACGTCCCCGGCAATGAGTTCAAATCGAGGCATGATTCCATCGTCGCCGGAGCGCTCGGCCAGATGAACAAGATGCTTTACTTTGGGGGCAACGAACTTCGGAATATAGGCGGCCACTACAGGGTCGTACCTGTCGGTGATCATGCTGAAATCGACATGCCCGAGCTCAAGATCATCGACCGAGAGTATGTCCGGATGATGTCCAAGCGCGCCATGACAGACGTCGACGACGGCAGGCTGGACAGCGCCATTACCCAGTCCCGCACTCTGCTTGAAGAGGTCTTCTGCTTTGCCATTGAAGAGCGCGGCGAGACTCCTAGCGAGTCAGGCGATGTTGAGAAGCTGTTCAAGCAGGTCAAGGGCCTTTACAACATGCATCAGTCGGCCGACGCCGATAAACGAGTGAACAACCTCATCTCTGGACTCAACAAAATTGTGAGTTCGATAGCCACAATGAGAAACAAGAACAGCGATGCGCATGGCGTTGGATTAAGGCGCATAGGCATCAGCGGCTATCATGCGCGACTTGTCGTGAATGCCGCCACAACCGTCGCCGAGTTCATCGTTAGTGTCGTCAATGCTGCTCAAGGCGGCGCACCCTCTTCAAGCTGATGACCTAATCAATCCATCTTTCTTGGTCCTCGCATCCGAGGAGCCCCGCTCGTGACACTACCGGACAATGCCCGTACCTAATGGTGCGGGCATTTCTCATGTATCGGGTCCGCTCGGACGAAGGGGGTCCAACGATGGACGGTGATTTGGATGGCAAGGCGGCGCAGGGTGCGGCAGGCGAAGGGCAAGGAGGGCTAGGACATGCCGAACAACATCGCAGCGATCAAGAACTACATGACCATCCTCGACCGCGTGTACCAGAGGAGGGCCACGAGCTCGTGCCTGAACTCGCCGGCACGCATGGCCCGCGCGGGTCGAAACGCGAAGGAGATCATGATTCCGAAGATCTCTGTGACGGGGTTCGGCGACTACACGCGAAACGTGGGAGCAGTTGACAATGAGGGTTCTCGGCGAAAATGAACTTCTCGCTCGCTGAAACATGATGTGAATGAGTTACAAGCTCAGAGCTTATCGAGTTGCGGGCGGCACGACATGTCCGGAGGCCATCATCTTCTATCTGCTGCTGTATGCGCTTCTCTACATCCTAAAACACGAAACTTGGGACGGCAGAGTTGCCGCGAACGAGCTTCACGAGATTCCGCACGCCATGAAGCCGAGGGAAACGTTGTTGAGCTTCCTGTCTAAGTTGTCCATATCATCGCTTCACCCCCCAATGCCTACGCGTGCCGCCTACGCTACGCACTCTATGGGGCCAGAGCGTCTCTCAGAGACGCTCTGGCCCTCTCCACTTCTTCTCGACTTTACCGGCGTCAGGCTCTTTTAGAGTCCGTTGCCGCACCTTTCGAAGCGTTCGGCTCACTTATATGGCTCTTCGCCGAAGCCCCGGTCTCTACTCATCGTCGATATGGGAAAAGGTTCATCCAATCAATATGGTGAAACCACGTTGGCCTGGCTAACAGATGCGCGTTGGTCGAATTACTTCACACGTTAGCCTGTCTGGTAAAACTAAAGCTAGGGACATCGCATGGCGCTGCTATTCCAGCTCAGGGTAATTAGATAAAGGAATCCATCATATGAGAAAAATCGAAGGACACGAGAAGTCACTCAAGGAGCTTCTCCAGAATACAAAGTATTCTATCCACTATTACCAACGCGAGTACGCCTGGCAGCGCAAACAGGTGCAGGAGCTTGTCGATGATCTCGCGGACGAGTTCCTGGCCTTCTACGATCCTGGCCATGACCGGCTGGACGTCATGAACTACGGCGTCTACTTCATGGGGAGCGTCGTACTCGCCGGCCGCGAGAACGCCATCATCGACGGCCAGCAGCGCCTCACATCCCTCACGCTGCTGCTCATCTACGTGCGCCGGCGCCTTCTCGACATCGGCATGACGATCAACAAGATCGACCAGATGGTCTACTCGGAGAGCTACGGCAAGTCCTCCTTCAACATCTCGGTCGAGGAGCGCGAGGATTGCCTCCGCGCGCTCTTCGACGGCAAGGACTTCGACACTACGGGCTCCGGCGAGAGCGTCGTGAACCTCCACAACCGCTACCAGGACATCGTCGACCTCTTCCCCGAGAGGATCGACGACCACGCCATGCCCTACTTCGCCGACTGGCTCGCCGAGAAGGTCTACTTCATCGAGATCCCCACGGAGACCGAGCAGGACGCCTACAAGGTGTTCGTCACCATGAACGACCGCGGCCTGAGCCTCACCTCGGCGGAGATGC